CTGGTGTCGGAGGTGTTCCACACATGATTGTGATAGGATTCTCACTATCCGTTACCGTGTATTTCAAGGCAGATTCTTGCTCAGTCGTGTACTCCTGGGCCTCGTCAATGATTAACATATCAAAACCTTCACCAAGACCACCATTTGATGTTCTGGTACGGAATTGGACAACACCACCTGTTGAATATAGCTCAATTCTTTCTTGACCCTTAGCTCTAATGGAATTAAAATCCTCACCATCCACATATCCCATTTTCTCAAGGTATCGTTTAACTTTTTCAAAAGAGGCATGAGATGTAGAAATTCTATGCGCTGTATGCAGAATGTTCAATCCTTTATGAAGCGCCCAAATTTCAGCTATATAGAGGATTTCTGATTTACCATTACGACGAGGTATAGAGTAGCCAAATTTTTGGTGTACCCATAGTCCGTTTTTATCTACTGCCATTAAAGGCAATAGCAGATTTTTCTGCCAAGCATAGCAAGAAAGACCAGTCCGTTCGTAAAGTTCAATCGCTTCTTTAGCTCTTGAATTTTTCTTGACGTATTTTAAAATCACCGATTGAGTAGGATTCTGATTGCCAAGTTTCTTCCTCGCCATTCTAATTTCCTTTCAATCGTCATCGCATGATAACCCTATCGCTGGGAGATATCAGGTCACCTCCTAATCTTTAATAGCTCGGTTTGAAACTTTAGTGTATACATCTACGTAAGTTTCTTTCTTGTCTCCGTTATGCGTAATTTCTGCATAATCGCCACATTTTTCACCAGACTTGATTTGATTAGTACTAACAAGAGCCTTCCAATTTTGCAAAGTTTTGCTAAACCAAACTACAAAGCAGTCTTCTTCTTTGATTTCACGACCTGCTAAGCGTGAAAATTCTTGCGATGCCAATTGTTTTGCCTTTTTTAACATTTTTTATTCCTTTCTTAAAATAAAGAAAACCGTATGGAAAGCCAAACGGTTTATAGTGATTTATAGCAGTTTATAGCAATAGAATTATAAATACCTCACACAGAACCTCCTTTCAATTTTTCAAAAAGAAAAGCACCTAGAATTTTCTAAGTGCTTAACCCCAAGCGAAAGATTTCTCGTTTGGTAATTCTCCTCTATCCAACATCTGCTTCACTGCTCCACGAGCCTTATTCGCATAGTAAGGATAACCTAGTTCTTTATCATAATTCGATTCAATGACAACTGTAACTTCACCAGTGCGCTCATCAATCTCAATCATACCTGGGTCACGGTTTTCAGGAATATACCAATAACCCTTACTTTTTGAATTGAAAATTTTAATAAGTTTAAGCATTATAGGTCTCCTTTCTCCTTCATCCAATCAATCCACGCTTTTTGGTAGTTATAGGTTTTATTAGTGAGTTCGTGGGCTTCATCGTAATTCATTCCCTTTGCCATCAAATCATGTTCCATCAACTCGTGATTTAGCATTACAAGGTCGTGAGGTTGAATATTCTTACCACCAATCTCTGAAAGTCGTCTCCAACTCTCAGCCATATCATAGTTAGGGTCAAAACGTTTCCGACCATCTTCTAAATCATACTCATTAATAAAAATATGGTTATAAATCTTCTCAACATCTGATTGTGAAAGACCGCTATTGTTAGATACCTTCACTATTTCATGTTGCTTATTTCGATTTCGTACACTCTCATAAAATTCTTGAGCATGCCGTTCACGCTCTTTATTATATGGATCATTTCTATCATTCCAAGCGCCATACACAGCACCACTACTCTTCATAACCCTATTATAGCGTTTTTGCTCTCGCTCGTCAACAGATACTACGTCAATTAACTTCCTACGCTCAACTCTCTCTTTGTCTATAGAATTCCATTTCTTCGTCCAGACATTCTGAATTTTTCCGTTTTTAGGATCATAGTCTACAATGCAACGACAATGCTGATGCCTTCTGTAAACGTCCTTGGGAACTCTTGGATATTTATAATTCCCCTCGACTTCTTGACACCATTCACAACAATGAAAATAAGATGTTCTGACAATCTCTGGTTGTAAGCCAGCTTTATGATGAAATTCCGCATTCTTACGAATGCTATCATCAATAATAGACTGTGTGAAGTTCACAATAGGTTCATCTAGCAACCAACTGACATCCTCGAAATTATCCTCAGATGAAAGGCGATTAACAATACCAGCAATTCGATCTTGATTCAATTCAGGAATTTGAACTTTTAGACCGATTTTCGCTTTATCATTCAAATTCTTCTGGACATCACTAGCATAACCACTCACAATCTCGTGATTCCGTCCTAGCACGTCCGTCAACAAGCGCTGAGCAATATTGTAATACATTTTACCGTCTGGTAGTTTATCGGCGCTTATAGAAGCTCCTAGAGCCTTAGAAAGAATTTCACCAATTTCAATCGCAAACTCATTTGCTGTTTTGTAGGTTGCTTTTTTGGCTTCCAACGTGGCAAAAGCATTTCGGATAATCTCACTTTCGCCAAAAGCAAGCTCAAATTCATTTTTTACTTTTTCCAGAAGTTTAGGTAGTACATCAATCTCATCATTCATCTACTTTCTCCAAAACTTTTGTTCTGTTCAACATTTCTTCAGCTTCAGTAGGGTTGATTCCGGTTGAGACTAATAAAGAAATGCCATTTTCTTTCGATAAAACACCTTTTTGGTAGTTACTTAAAAGAGACGTAATTTCATAGGTTGAAATAATCCTATTCTTCTGTTTATCTGCTCCAGTCTCTGCATCAGATGATGTTTGTGGAATGTCTACAACAGGCTTAGCAGACATGTCTCCGGCGATACCAGTAAGGTCTCGAATGGTTTCTGCATTGATGTAACCAGGTAAAGCCTGATTTAGTTTAACAACACCATCGCCAATCATAGTCATGGTATTAGCATCAGCTTCAAACAGAGGTTCCCATTTGACAGTAGTTCTTACAAATTGACTTCTCGCATAACGGAAATCATCACGCAAGCATGCTGCAACATAAGCTACGTTAAGTAAACCCGCTCCAAGCGATCTCTGAGCCTTACGTCCAGCCAATCTCAGATTCTCATGACTAGCCTTGATTGCTTCTACTGATGACGGATTATCTGATACAAAACCAAGGTCATCCAAGGTCAAGCCCATTTCCCCAGCAAATCCTGCTGCTGCTGTCCTTAGCTGTTCAGTGAATGGTGACATACTTGCCGTAGTGAATTGTCCAATACTTGGTTTCTCACCATTGTCACTAGATGAAATAGTTAATAAGCTCGAAACAGTTGCCTTCCACTTTTCTAACGGTTCGGCATCAGGGTCCAGACCGATAATGTATTTCTGTGGCCACGAATAGAACTCAGCAGTAATATCCGCTCGTTCCAGAGTTCGTTTAGCGTATTTTTGATAATACATTCCAGCTCTAGTTATTCGTGAGCGCCCAAAAGGACGAACCGCATCTGGACGATGAATAACAGGAACAAGCAACGGAATTCCAGTTTCATTTAATACTGAATACGGAGTTCCATTTTTAGGGATGAAATGAGTGGCATTTGGTTCAAAATACGCTTCAAGCGTTGGTTGATTATAATCATCACGAGCCAGAACAGCATATCCTTCTACTAGCAAACCTGTAATAGGGTCAATAATTCCAGTCGCATTACTTGCTTCAATAACTTGTAATCTCACCTCATCATCTTCCCCTTTAGAAATGTAGATGAAACTGCAAGATCCTATTAACGCTGCCAAAATGGCACTATCAAAGAAAATATCAGGATTGTTGCGATTAAAGATTTCCATGACTTCAAAATCATCATTTGCAAATTCTCTAAAAATCAAACGATCTGCAAGACTATCTACACCTTTAGTTGCCCATCCAAGTACAGACTTATATTTAACTCTGATATGAGCAGGAATTGTGATTCCTAACGGAGATTCATGATGCTGCATCGCATAATGTTTATATCTCAGGTTAACCCTACTCTGATAGAGATTCAACTTTTTTCTGAGATAGTCAATTCCTCTTAATTCCAAACCGTTCTCCTTTCATTGTGATGATTTGGCGCGAAAAAAAATGTACAGTGACGGCGTGAAGCCCTCGAGCGCCTAGTGGGAGGGGGACACCCCCCTATCCTTAACTAGGTCTTCCCTCATACATTACATTTTTCTAAAAATCTAGTATTCTGTTAATTTATGTCTTTCTTAAAAAAATAATTTTATATTTTTTTTATTTTATTTTATTAAGATTTATATTTTTTATTTTATTGAGATTTATATTTTGTCCAATCTCTCGATTGTGGCAAGTTCCTGTTACCAACAACAGTTGTACTTGTTGTTTTATCATCAGCATAAAGCTTGTCAGACTTCTGTCTATTGCACTGCCAGTGCGCGAGCTGTAGGTTATTGATGTCTGATGGATGACCGTTCCGATTAATTGGAATGATGTGGTCAATGACTGGTGACAAAGGATGTGGATACTTCAATGACTTGTCTACTGGTAGTCCACAAATCCCACAAGTATTTCTTGTCTTAAGAATGATCTTCTTATTCTTTTCAAAGGCGACTCGGTGAGGACCACTCCGGTCTGGTCTTTCTTGGGGGGTATTCATTTAGGGAGGGTCCTTTCTTTTTAGTGGGTATGGGGTGGAATTCTATGATGTAGGAGGGGGGGTGTTTTTTAATCTCTGGCACCCTCGTATATTTAACATATCTTATATTCTGTTAAATAAAATTAACATCCTTAAACATCACTTGTAGCAAGTGCTTACATCTATTTTATTAAATACTAATTTACATTTTCTCAATGTGTTAAATAAATAGGTATTTAATAGCTAAAATTCATCATCGAATCATCCAATTCATCTTGCTTAATGCCAATGTAGTCAAGTGTGATATCTGGTGATGAATGATTAAACAACTCCATCAAAATCGCTACATTTTGATTTCGTCTGTAATGATGATAACCGAATGATTTTCTCATCGAGTGTGTTCCAATATTCTTCAGACCAACATGTTCAGCAGCTTGTTTTAAAATTTGATAAGCTGCAACTCTTCCGATATGAGCAATTCTAACTCCATCAGTTCTAACTTTCTTCTTACTCGGAAATAGATAGTCATACCCTTGAAGGTTATTTTCTCTGATGTAGTGATTTAAAGTCTTTCTTAACTCTGGATTGATGGCAAATCTCTTGACCTTCCCTGTCTTCTTCTCGACGACTTCTATTCTATCACCTGTAACTTGTTTGACCTGAAGAGGTATGATATCGCTGATGCGCATTCCAGAGTACAGACCACACATAATCAGAACGTAGTTTCGCTCATTCTTTGACTTCAAATAATCTTTCATTCGCTCAATGTCGTCAAGTTCACGAATAGGTTCTACTTTTCTCACAATATCACCTCCAAACTACAATAAAAGGCAGATTGTGCCTGCCTTCATAATTATTTCATAATATAATTTTAGCACATTAAATTATATATTTACTCCGAACTTACTCCAAATTTACTCCAAGAAAACTCCAAAAAAACTCCAAGAAAACTCCATTTTTATTCCAAAATTTCAACCTGTTCACCATTGCGATATAATTCAGCAAATGCCATTAAGGCCCTGTCTAAAATATCGTAATAAGAACTTTCTGAAAGTGATAAATCCATTAAGATTGCTTCATCTTTCTTACAATCCCACTGAAGGTATTTTTCAAAAAGTATTCTACGATAGAGGGGATCATGTAGACCACTTACTGCTTGTTCAATCGCATCAAGTTCAAGTTCAGCATCAACTTTTCGGATGGCTAATTTCTCAACTTGGCTAACCCTGACTGAAGATTGAGACCGTGGCATAAATGAGTAGGTTGTTGTTACCTTTTGTCCATCTATGTCATTGGCCACTCTTCTCCATCTAAGGTATCCTCTCAGAATTCTCTTGGCATTTTCTTTTGTTTTTGATTCATTAATATCAGGAAAGAAAGGCATCGTTCACCTCTTTTCTATGCCGTGTAATATTTCTAAGCCTATTTAATTTTTAAATAACTTTTCCATCAAAGACTAATGTAATAGTCCCTGTACCATCTCTATGTTTAGATACCAAAGCACGACAATCTGAACCGAGCTCGATTCCTTCAATCGTAATACTGCGTTTTATGTTGTTAACGTTGATGATTGCACCATTCGATGTTTTAATCCTCATTATCCACCTCCAGAAGTTCCTGATTTTCGTAGATGTTCCCAATGACTTTGTAATACGGTAGAAATTCCTTTGTGATGTAAATCCGATAGGTACGACTTAGACCATCACCGTACCAGCGACCTTTGTCTTTGTCATATTTGACAATAAAGGTATATTCTGTCTGTATCTGATGATGTAAGATATCACCTTCAAAAACTTCTGTACCTTCCTTGTCACAAAGTCCTGTTGATTGCATGAGTTCGATTTTATCCGCTCCACGTAAGTTCGTGATACCGTAACCGATAGACTCAAATTCCCCACAGTCAAAATTAATCTGTTCCACTACATACATTTCATTGTTTAGCTTGTCCCATGCTCTAAAACTTGGATTCATCTGGCAAGTCCTCCCATTTCACGAAACTACCATCAATCCATCTACCTTTACGGTCTTTGATTTCTTGGTAAGCCAGTTCAAAACAGTTATCAAAATCATATCCAAGATTTTTTAGATAATCAATGCATCGTATTAGATTGTGTCTGCACATTTCCTTGCTTGCAAATCCTTGTGAGAGTTGAAACTCACTGATATTGGCATTGATTGAGATTAATGTTTCTGTAATTTCTTTCTTCCGTAAACCATCAGACTCTTCAAAAATCTGATTCACGTCTTCCTTAATGAGCAATGCTAATCCTACAATCACAACTGCACAGTCTCCGATGCTATCCTTCATAACTTTCTCATTCTTTTTAAGATAGCCAGCACATAACTCACCGAATTCCTCACTGAGTTTAAGTGACTGCTTGTCTAATCGTCCACCGTTTTCAAGGTCACGGTCAATAAACCATTGCTTAACATTTTCTAGTGTGTTCATAATTCAATATCATCTCCTATTTCAATGTTTTTATATTTTTCTTCACTCACCACGAACACGTTGCTGTTTACCGTGATAGTGAATAGACTTCCAATTTTTCGTTTATCTTCAACCTTGCCCGTAATCTGATACTTGCTATCTGCATGATAGACAAGCAAGGGTTTCTGCTGCTCGTCTATAATCGACCGCTGCATAAACAACAAGCAAGTAGTTAATAGGCAATAGCCAATTAAGAATCGTTTCATTCTTCCATCTCCTGCTTTGGTTTAAAAGGCAATTCTTTTCTTGCTTCACTCATAATATGAGGATTGTCTGTTGGCAATGTTGCGAAGTATGTTCTCGACACTGCCGCTTGACAAAAAATCATTTCATCAAAAACTAGCTGACATAACTCCACTAAACACTCCTCAATATCAAAGACCTCGTTATCGTCTTCACTATCCATTTGTTCTTCATAAAATTCTGCAATTTCACAAGCTTTTCTGTACAACTCACCTGCAAAATCTCTTTTCATTTCTTCCATCACTATACCTCTTCAGCGTTTTTAAGAGTAAATCCAACTCCATACATCAACAAGTAATTTTGGAGTCTTACAAAGTCTTCGATTAATTCAGCTTCTTGCACATCGAATTCGCTAATTTCATCCAAATAATAATCTATGTCATCGTGTTGTACACTGCCGTAATCAGTTTTTGTATGATTTACTTCAAATTCGTAACCATCTACATCAACTATGTAATGAATGCCATCTGTTGAATTTTCGTATCTGTAATCCTTGATAATCATCACTCCACCTCTTCCTTCGCATACTGCAACCATACAAGAGTTTCATATAAAGACCTTGCATGGTTCTTGATATTTCCTAGATCATAGCTATCTAGGTTATCTGAGTTGTTTATAATATCAATTTTTAAATTATTGATAGCTAAAATAAAATCTTTTACATCTGTCATGCTTCCACCTCCTCAGTCTTTATTATTTTTATTGCCTTTAAAAAAGAACTTATAAAAAATTACTGACCAATATGAAGTCCACATAAGGTAGGATAGCGATTGAAGAAATTGTTCTACTGTCATTCTGTTACCTCCTCATCATCATTTTTGAAATCTTCTCCAAGTATCTCTAAGGCAAATTTTTGTCCATCTTTTATGAATTTTAACCACTCTTCATCTGATATTATCATTCCGTTACCTCCTCAATTTCAATCCCTTCACAAACAAACACCCAGCCGAAACCTGCTTCTTCGAGTTCTTTTCGGGTGTGTATAATTTCTCTATCGCTATAAAATTCTTTCATTCCGAAATACCATTCTTGAGTAACTTTAGCGTATTTAAGGAATTTTGCCCCATCTGGGACCCCTTTTAATTTGATTATATACCGCTTTTCTCCCTCGATCTCGTAGGCGTCAAGCCATGCTCGAGCGAAAGTGTCTCTATTTTCAAGTTTTCTAAACCATTCTCGTAACTCTCCAATGGCTACTTCCCAAACATACTCAAACGCATCTTCCAACTCAGCACTTTGTTTTCTTGCACCTTCAATCACATCTGCCACAAACTGCGGGATTGTGACTTGTTCGGGTTCGTCTAATTCTCTAACTAGACCTAAAACTAATTTCTTGTCAATATGTGGTCTGATAAGACCGATATTGTCTGGTAAAGATTCTATTTTTTCAATCAATTCTTTCTTATTCATTCTTTAACTCCTTGATTTTACTTTCGTATTCCTTCACTCGTTTTTTCCAGTATCCACGTTCTTCTGCCCGTGAATGTGCAAGAGATTTAACACATGGTTCAGTTAATTCTGATATGTGTGCTTCTGCTTTCTCAATCTCTCGCTCATAGCCTTCAATTAGCTGCTTCTTTAAGTAATCATTCATATAAATCACCTAAAATGGCATATCGTCATCTGAAATATCCAAAGGGTTTGTGGCTCCGAAACTTGCTGGCATCTGCTCTTCAATGTTTGACTGGTTTGCTGTGTTGTCACGTTTTTCTAGTAATTGGAATGTATCTGCTACGACTTCTGTTACATAGACACGTTGACCTTGTTGATTTTCAT